TTAATGATTAATTCACCAGGTGGTAATGTACATGAAATGTTTGGTATTATTGATTATATTGAATCATTAGATGTACCTGTCAATACAATTTGTAGAGGTAGAGCATTTTCAGCAGCCGCAGTAATATTAACATGTGGTACTGGTACAAGAATGATGAGTAAACGATCGACTGTAATGTTCCATCAATCATCTAGCTTCCTTGGAGGAAAAATGAGTGATATAACAGCATATTTAGACAATGTAAAAACGTTAGAAGTATCTGTATATGAATTATTAGCTGAAAAAACTAATAAAGATGCTATATGGTGGAAAGATAAAATGCGTACAGATTTATATCTATCAGCAGAAGATTTAAAACAGTTAGGAGTTATAGACGAAATAATATAAAATAAAAAATATGAATATACCAGCAGAAATAATTGTAGACAATTGGAACGAGTTACTAAGAGTTATTGATGATAACTTTGAAGGCAAAAGAAAAGATAAACTAAAAGCAATGTATACAGACTTAGAAGATAGGATGTGTATGCAACCTGCTTCAAGTATTGATCATTATCATAATGCATTTGAAGGTGGATATGTAGATCATGTATTGCGAGTAGTTAAATGTGCTAAACAAGTATATATGTTATGGAAATCAATGGGATCTGATTGTGATGGATATACAATGGAAGAATTGATCTTTGTTGCATTGAATCATGATATTGGTAAGATGGGATTTCCTGGAGAAGGAAATGAAACATATATACCAAATGACTCTGAATGGCATAGAAAAAATATGGGAAGGATGTATAAGGTCAATCCTAATAACCAATTTACATTAGTTAATGATTTATCTATCTGGTTATTACAACATTATGGTATAGAAATTACTTGGAATGAAATGTTAGGAATTAAATTAACAGATGGTTTATATGATGAACATAATAAACCTTATTTCATGTCAAGGACAGCAGATTCAAAACTAAAAACTAATTTAGGATATGTAATGCATCAAGCAGATTGTATGGCAGCAAGAATAGAATATGAGATGTGGGCAAAGAAGAATTCATCTAAGGTAACACCTCCTAAAAGAGTTAAACGACAAGTATCAAATGCAGATGAATCAGTTGATACATCAAAATTATTTAACGACTTATTTGGAGATAAAAAATGATAACAACAATTATTATAGTATCGGTTTTATTTATAGTATCTTTACTTGTAAATATAAACCAATTAAGAAAACAAGAACAACAATCTGATTATATACAAGATTTAGAATCATCAAATACAGAATATTATACGTTTGTTGCAGAATTAAAATTAAAAATAAATCAAGCCAACTCTGAAATTAGAAATGCAGATAGATTAGGAGCATTTGAATCATCAGACGAAGTAGGCACATCCTTTAAACTAATCAGAGAAGTTATGGATGACCTAAATCGTGGAGTTAGCTAATGATAGAAAAAGAATTATCACCGGTTGAATCATATTATATATGGTTAGCAGCTGAATTAAAAGACCTAGAAGAAAATGGACCAAAAGTCCGTCGAGGTCGTAAGCCAAGTAAAAAGCAGTACTTTACTTATATGAATGAAAAGGCTATTGTAGCTTATAATTTAGAGACATCTCAACATCTAAAAAATAAAGTATTCAAAGAACATATATATAAACCATTTGATAAATTAGTTGAAAATTTAATTCATACGTTTAAATTTTATTATTTTGATGTGCCATATGTAGATGTAAAAGCTGAAGTAGTTGCATTCCTAGTAGAAAAGATACATAAATTTACAGAAGGAAAAGGAAAGGCATTTTCATATTTTAGTATTATTGCAAAAAATTATTTAATTATTGCAAATAATGCTAACTATGCAAAAATGAAACAAAAAGCTGAAGTTACTGTAATTGATGATCAACGTAATATCGATCAAGAAATGGCATTATCTGATCATCAAGAATCTTTAAAAGATTTTACTAATCAATGGGTATTATATTATGATACAAATCTCAATGGAATTTTTAGTAACCGTAAAGATATTATTGTAGCTGATACAATTTTAGAGTTATTTCGTATGAGAGATAATATAGAAAACTTTAATAAAAAAGCTTTATATATCTTAATACGAGAACGTACAGGATTAAAAACTCAAAATATTACCAAAGTAATTAACGTTATGAAACGTGATTATGCTAAAATGTATTTAGTATATAAACAGCGTGGACAAATTCTACCAACAAAGCGATAGTATCCATATTTATAATAAAGGATATTATTATGAGCTCAAATTTTGAAATTTTTAAAGGAACATCTTTTTCAGATCTAATGAAGGATATTTATCATAATTCTAAAAAGAAAGAACGACAGATAAATACATTAATACAAGAACTACAGCCTATGATAAAAAATGTAGGCGATGCAACTGTTATAGTTCCATTAATTAAAGAGTATTTAGATGTAGCTGTTAAAAATGATGATGCATTAGTTAAATTAGCATCTGTAGTGCAAAGATTAGTACAATCAGAATCAAAAGTAACAGGTGAAAGTGAATTTGGATTATCAGATGATGAACGCAGACAGTTATTAGAAGTAGCCGAACAACAACTTATAGATATTCAAAATGATATGGAGATAAATGATGCAAATAGGCCAAGTAATTGAAAATAGTCAAGGATTTACATTATCACAAGATGATGATGGAAATGATTTACCTCAAGGCACAATAAAAGTACGAGTATCAGCACGAGGTGCTAATGATTCTACTAGCGAACATTATGCATATCCTATAGATGTTAATAGAATACATATGCCGTTAGTAGGAGAAAAGGTATTAATGGTAAAAACTCCAACTGATCAAAATACTGCGTTTCATAAGGTAGCTAGATATTCTTATATTAAAATATGTAATATTCATAATAATGTAAATACAAATGTATTACCATTTGAACATGTAGGAAAGGCAGATCCAGGAGGTGGTGCAGATCCATCAGGAGGTATGGGAGGAGAACCATTATCAGATGATTCAATTGAGCAGATAAGTCATGAAGAAAAAGAAGTAGCACCATTACAACCATATGATGGGGATATTTTAACACAAGATAGATATGGGAATTCATTAAGAATGAGTTCAAATGTATCCGGTGGAGATTATGACCAACCTACACAGCCATGGTCAGGTGAGCCAGGCGAACCTATAATGGTATTAACATCAGGACTTAATACTGCAGTAGGTGGATTATATGTCATTGAAGATTATACTCAAGACAAGAGTTCAATATTAATTGCATCAAATCAAAAAATAACTATAGACTCATCACAACCAAAATTTGGACCTCCATCTACTGCAATTCAACCAAGTAGTACATTTGAAGGAGCACAGGTAGTAATAAATTCAGACAGAATATTATTCAATTCAAAAGTAGATTCTATATTATTATCAGGAGCAACAACCGTTGCAATTTCAACTCCAAAATGGGCAGTTGACATGGATGTATTTTTTACGTTGTTTGACGAGTTGTTACAGGAGATGCAAAAAGTATATTCAGGGATGCACTTTTACAATACACCTATGGGAGGACCAACATTGCCAAACCCAGCTGCGACATCTGCAATAATGCAAATAATTACAAAATATAAAGAAATGTCTCAATAGGAGAAATACTATGCCGTTAAATAAACCAAAATTATATGCAGCAATAAAAGTTGCATTTGAAAAATCACATCAAAGAAAAAATACAAAACAAGGAATTGAAACAATTGCAATGGAATTAGCAAATGCAATTGAAACATATATCAGAGAAGCTGATGTACAAACTAATACAACAGGTACTGGAATTGTAGCACCAGGTATTGCTGTAGCAACATTTGGATCATCCTTTTCACAAACAGGGACATCTGTTGCAACAGGAGTTTCTACCACTGTAGGTACAGGTGTAGGAAAGGTTGTTTAGAATATCGCATAATACATGCAAAACAATATTTATATAAAAGAATAAATTATGGAAACAAAATCATTTTTAAAATTATTACGAAAAGTTATTAGAGAAGAAGTACAATCAGTTGTACGTAAAGAATTAAAGGTTGCATTAAATGAAACTAAGCTAGATCATAAGAAAGTAATTGATCATGGGATGGATTTACATAACATTGCAGAAAAATCTCAAAGACCAGTAAGATCAAAAAAGAAATTTGTAAAAGATAGTATGCTAAATGATATACTAAATGAAACAGCAACATCCGCAGATTTTAGTACAATGAGCGATTCACCGTCAATGTATCAAACATCAGATGTTAATTCTTTTGCATCTACAAGAACAGTAAATGCACCGATAGTAGAAAATGATGTTAATGGAGCTCCGGTAAATATGGCAAATAAGCAAGTTGCTAAAACAGTTGGTCTAATGACAAAAGATTACTCAGCATTAATGAAAGCTATCGACAAGAAAAAAGGAAGATAATAAATGGCTAGACCTATATATCAATATCGACCGTTAAAAGTAAATAATACAATTCCATTAGGAATTGCGTTACCATTCAATAAGCCAAGTGGTAAGCGATCAGTTGATTCGGTATATACAGCCGCAACAGAAGATGCAGGATCAGTTTTTGTATCAACTTACTCAACAGAAGAACAAGTAATAAGTAATATTAAAAATTTATTAATGACAGCCAAAGGAGAAAGATATTTCCAGCCAGAATTTGGTACTGAACTTAGAACATTATTGTTTGAACAAAATGTAGATAATTTACAAGCTCAAATTGAAACTGGATTAAATGCAGATTTTGAATATTGGTTACCATATGTTAGTATTGAAAAAATTGAAATGTCACAACCAGAACATGATTTAATAATTAAATTACAGTTTAGAATAATTAGTACTGGTGCAAATTTAGTAATAAACATAGTAGCTAATGAAAATACATTTACAGTAGGTGAAGTAGAACCAAATACTGTAGCACCACAAACAGAATTAGTACAAATAAATTCAGGAGGATATTAATAATGGGATTAGTACAAAAAGAAGTAAAGTATTTAGGAAAAGATTTTGGACAACTTAGGCAGAATTTAATAAATTTTGCAAAAGTATATTTTCCTGATTCATATAAAGATTTTAATGAATCCTCACCTGGGATGATGTTTATAGAAATGGCAGCATATGTAGGTGATGTGTTATCATATTATACAGACCAAACATTTAGAGAATCAAATCTTTCAACTGCAACAGAACAATCAAATATATTTGCATTAGCTCAAATGAATGGATTTAAGCCAAAATTGCGTTCGGCTGCAACAACCACAATTGAGTTATATCAATTAGTACCATCAATAGGAGCCGGAGCAAATGCATTACCAGATTATAGATATGCACTTACAGTAGAAGCTGGTGCAACATTTACATCTGAGGAAGGAAGTTTATTTAGATCTTTGGATATTGTAGATTTCAATGATATAAGTGATGCTGATGTATCAACATACTCAATAGATAGTGCAGGTAATGTTACATATTATCTTTTAAGGAAACAAGTAGAAGCGGTATCTGGAGAAATTAAAATTGATGATTTTGAATTTTCTGGAGAGCCAAAACAATTTGACAAAATTATTTTACCAGTAGATAACTTTTTAGATATTTTATCAGTTAAAGACTCATCAGGTAATACATGGTATAAAGTAGACTATTTAGCACAAGATACTGTATTTGAAGATATAGCTAATATTTCTTTTAATGATCCTGATTTAGCACAATATAGATCAACAACTCCGTATATATTAAAATTACGAAAAACTGCGAGGCGATTTTCTACTCGAGTGAGAGCGGATGGAAAAACTGAATTACAATTTGGTTCTGGTATATCATCAGATTCTGATGAAGAACTAATTCCTAATCCTAAAAATGTTGGACTAGGATTAGATTATTTATCACGTACAACATCAACTGATATTGATCCAAGTAACTTTTTATATACTAGTACATATGGATTAGTTCCATCTGATACTACATTAACAGTAACTTATACAGTAGGTGGAGATTTAAAAGAAAATGTTCCAGTAAATTCTATTACAGCAGTACAATCCGTTACTTACTTGAACGATAATTCTACTATTGATTTGGAGTCTACTAAAGCATCAATAGCATGTACAAATATAGAACCAGCAAGAGGTGCTTCAGAAAAGCCAAATTTAGAAAATATTCGTAGAGAAGCAGCAGCTGCCTTTGCAGCACAAAATAGAGCGGTAACAAGAGAAGATTATATTGTAAGAGCATATTCAATGCCTGCAAAATATGGTTCAATTGAAAAGGTGTACATAATTGGTGATTCACAATTAGATTCATCTGATAAAGATTATCCACGAGATGTTGTGAGTAATCCATTAGCATTAAACATGTATTGTCTAGGATATGATAATAACAAATATTTTACAGAACTTAATCAAGCAACTAAAGAAAATTTGAGGACATATTTATCTGAACATAGATTACTTACAGATGCAATAAATATTAAAGATGCATATATTATAAATCTTGGACTTGATTTTGAAGTAATTGTTAGACCAAATCAAAATAGTCATGAAGTAATTTTGCGGTGTATAGAAAGATTAAAACAACTCTTTAGTTCTGATAGAATGCAAATTAACGGATCACTT